GCGTCGCGGTCTGTCCGCTACTCTCGCGGGGCTGACTACGGCACAGTCAGTGCCACGATTGGCACAAGCCGCTTTGAGTCGCAGGGCACTTCCGGCGTGATAGAGCAGTGGGAGTCGCGTGACTTCGTCATCAAGGCGGGCACGCTGCCGTTTGGCGAGCCGCTGCGGCACGACAAGATTGTTGACACCATCAACGGCGTTGACATCACTTATGAAGTGACGAGCCCGCGTGGCGTCCCGGTGTTTCATTACGGCGACGCATTCCGGCAGACGGTGCGTGTTCACACGATTGCCACTGCCGAGGCGGCACAGGTCGCTCCGACGCTCAGGCGTCGATTCTGGGGCTCATTCGCTGCGGCGACTATCACTGACGCACAGATCGTCGCCAGCCTCGCTAATGACCTCGGCGGCTCTCGGGCACAGTCCCGCACGATCACCGCACAGACTGCGTATATCTACGTCGTTCTTCCGACGAGTTTCGGCGTACCTGTCTTCGCCGTCAGCGGTCTGACGTCTTCCGCTTGGGAGACCACGCAGCGGACGATCACGTTCGCCGGGCAGGCTGCGACGAGCTATGGCATCTACCGCTCAACGTATCCGATCACCGGCACCGTCAATCTCGTGGTGACATGACGTATGTCAAGCATCAAGGGCACCAACGTACTCGCGCCGGTCGTGCCGTTCGACACGACCGATACGCACGCATCGCACGAGGCAAAGTACGGCAAGGGCGGCTACCGCAGCGTGGCAGACGTAGCCGAGAGAGACGCAATCCCGGCTCTGAGGCGAGAGGCGGGCATGCTGGTCTGGGTGATCGACACACAGAAGGCGTGGCGGCTCAACGCAAACCTGACCACATGGACTGAAGTCACCGCAATTAACGAACCACAACTCTTAGACGGGGGCAACTACTGACATGGCGAACACCATTCGCATCAAGCGGTCCACAGGATCGGCGGCACCGACGACGCTGCAAAACGCAGAGCTTTCCTATAGCGAAGGCGTGGCCGGCGGCGGCACGCTGTTCATTGGCGTTGGCACGGGCGGTGCTGGCGGGTCTGCCACCAGCGTCATCGCAATCGGTGGGCCTTCAGTGTATGCGTCCAAAAGCTACGTGGACTCTGCCGTAGCTGCCGTGGATGTCTCGTCGCAGTTGGCGAACTACCTTCCCCTGACGGGCGGCACGATCTCCAGCAACCTGACGGTCACGGGCAGCCTCACGGTCAACGGCACGACCACGACGATTTCCAGCACGACGCTGGCCGTCGCTGACAAAAACATCGAGCTTGCGAAGGTCACAAATCCAACCGACACGACCGCCGATGGTGCTGGCATCACGGTCAAGGGCAGCACGGACCACACTTGGAACTGGGTTGATGCCACGGACGCTTGGACGTCGAGCGAGCACATCGACGTCGCCAGCGGCAAGGCGTACTACATCAACGGCACGTCTGTCCTGTCGTCGTCCACGCTCGGGTCTGGCGTCACTGCGTCGAGCCTGACGAGCGTCGGCACCATTTCTAGCGGAACGTGGCAGGGCACTGCGGTTGCTGTTGCACACGGCGGCACTGGAGCTACCACTCTGACAGGGTTGGTCAAGGGGAACGGCACAAGCGCTTTTTCGGCAGCGGTGGCCGGAACTGATTACCTCGATCCCAACAGCACGCTTGACGGCGGCACGTACTGACCGAGCCGGTCTGAAAACAAGAACATCCGGCGACAATGCCGCAACGAAGGACGTGACGCATGCCGACGTTTTCTCAGCTTCCTGGCGACCTAACGGTTGAGTTCGTGGTCGCTGACGAAGTCAACTTCACGCTTGACCTAGACGTGGACGTGACGGGCTATCAGTTCACGGCTGGCGTCTACGTCGTCTCCACCAACGGCTTCTTCGGTGGTGGCGGCGGCACGATCAATGCGGTCGGTGCCACGGCGATCACGCCAACCATCACGGTAGTGAATGCTGCCGCCGGCACTCTGTCGTGGGGTGCGAGCGAGGCGCAGACAATCACGCTATCGCCAGCCATTCGCTATCGGCACTGGGTTCGCTACGTGACTCCTGCCGGCGTGACTCGTACGGTCGTCAGCGGTGACTTCATCCCGAAGGCTCCATGAGCGTCATCAACGTCACAGTTACGAACGCCGGTGCAGCGAACGTCTCCGTGTCAAACGGATCGACGGTCAACGCCACTGTTGGCAATGGTGGTGCCGTCAACGTGTCTACCGGCACGATCTCGCCCGGCAACGCTACGGTCGTGTCTGGCACGCTGACGATCAACTCGACCACGACCTTGGCGGCAGGGCAAGCGGCGTACGTCAAAAATGACGCGGGCACGGCATTCGCCGCCAAGCTCGACATCGGCATCCCTGCCGGCCCGGCGACGAATGTGGTCGTAGGGAATACGACCACACTTGCCGCTGGCAGCAATGCGACCGTGAGCGGCACGGCGAACGGATCGACGCTGACGCTGGCGTTCGGGGTTCCCGCTGGCACGCCGGGGACGAACGGAACCAACGGCATTACGCCGACGTTCTCAGCTTCCGCCACGACGCTCTCCGCTGGCTCCGATGCCACAGTCACGGCGACGACGAGCAACGGTGGCGCGAACGTCGCCCTGGCGTTTGGCATCCCGCAGGGTGCGGCTGGCTCTGGCGGCGGCTCAGGTGCCACGCTCTCCGACGCCACGCCATCGAATCTGGGCACGGCTGCGGCGGGCTCTAGCAATCTCGCAGCCAGGGCCGACCACACGCACAACCTGCCATCCCTCTCGACGCTGGGGGCGGCTGCTGCGGCGCACAACCACCCATACGTGACCTCGCTCAACAACCTCACGGGCGGGCTGACGCTCGCGGCGGGTGGCAACGTCACGATCACGCCGGGCAATAGCACGCTGACGATTGCGGCCAGTGGCGGGCTGGGCGAAAACGACGCCGTGGATGGCGGAAATTACGTTGGCGAGATTCCGTCGATTATTTTCTCGCTTAATCCACAGAACCAGACGGTCAACCTACCGATTAGCGTGACGTTTGGGAGTACATCCAGCATTACGCACAATCTGGCGAATACGTTCTCAAGGCTGGGAGTCGCCGGTTCGTCAATTTTGACGATGAGCCCTCAAAGCCCATACGCCGGGCTAGGTTTGTCAAACGACAATGGTGCGACGTGGAGTCGATTGCAGTCGTTGGCGTTTTCCGGCGACCGACCGGGCTTTGCTGTCGCAGACAACGGCACTCGTTTTGTCGTGACAACTGGCACAGTTGTGGTGAACTTCGACAACACCACCTCTGTAGATGAGCCGCGAGGCACAACGTATTACGGATCAAGCGCAAACACTTCTGCCCTCACCGCTGCCTCAATCGAAGGTCTTGGTCACGTCGTGTGGTCGCCGACCGCTGGCATGTTTGCGGCTGCCGTCCCCGGCAGAGCAACGGTATACACCGACGCGAATGGTGCGATCTATACATCTGCCGATGGTGTTAGCTGGACACAGCGCGCAACTTTACCTGCAACATTCAACGGCGGGAATACAAACGAGACTGACTATAGCCTTGTGCGTGCCTCGTTTTTGCTGAACGGCAAAATCGTATTTTTTGGGGGCAAGAAAGAAGCGCGGATTATACGCTCTGCTAACGGCATATCGTGGGAGACACCAAGCATTTCTGGGCTGCCTCCAAAATCCGACCTTCAAGGAGCGTTGCAGCAGAGCTTAAATCCAGTGAGCGATGGAACGAGAGCAGTGCAGCTTCTTCACTATGGAGATTCCGGCCCTGCCAACCTCGCTGCGTGGACTTCCGACGGAGCGGCTTGGCAGCAAGTCGCGTTGCCGATCAATGCCTCGTCCCTGTCATGCGGCAAAGGGCTATTCTTTGCGTGGGCTGGCAATCAAGTTGCCACCTCGCCGGATGGGCAGTCGTGGACGCTGCGCACGCTCCCCGGCAATTCGCCCACGGCTGCAATCGGTATTCCGCAATCAAACGACGTGTTGTTTATAAACGGCCCGGCTGGGTCGAGATTCACGGGCAGTGTTGCGTCAACATTCGGATCAGCGAATTTGACTGTTAACGCGACGCTGGTAGGCGGCAATCCGATCAGCTACCAGTGGCAGCGGTCTACTGACGCTGGTTCGTCGTGGCTGAACGTCGCAGCCGCCACATCTACCAACATATCGGTGACGAACATCACGGCGGGCGACAACGGTACTCGATACCGTGCGCTCGCATCTGCTAATGGTGCCACAAGCGTCGCCAGCCAATCAGCAACGCTCACAGTCACGGGGTAACGCAATGCCAAATCGCATCAAACCCAAGCGCAGCTATACCGCTAACTCGGTGCCGCTCACAACGGACCTTGACACGCACGAGCTGGCGATCAACTGGGTGGACGGCAAAGCGTTCACAAAGGATGCCAGCGGCAACATCGTCAGCGTGACGCTCGGCGGGAGTGGTGGTGGCGGCGGCTCTGGTGGCTCGCTCTCTGGCAGCGTGACGATACCGGCGAGCGATCCGTACTGGGACAGCGTGCTGCTGCTGCTTCGCGGCGACGGCAACTTCACAGACGCGTCAAAGTACGGTCGCACGCTTACAGCCCACGGCAATGCGGCTGCGACGGCGGCTGGTAAATACGGCACCAACTCTATCGCGCTGGATGGAACGGGCGACTACCTGTCGCTTTCAAGCAGCGATTTTGCTTGGGGAACATCCGACTACACACTAGAGGCGTGGGTGTGGCTCAATAATCTTGGATCGTATGGCAGTTGGTTTTCAACACTCTTCAGCGACGGCAATATGTCCGGCGGGGTGAGTGCAGGAATTACCAATACAGGCATGCCCTACTTGGAACACCTCAATGGATTTAGTGTCGTTGGCTCAACTGCTTTTCCTACGGCGCAGTGGGTCCATGTGGCCGCGACTCGCAGTGGCAATACTGTGAAATATTACGTCAACGGATCTTCCGTTGGCAGTGTTTCGTTTTCCGGTTCGCACACAAATAGCTCCGTTGTCGTTGGGCGGTTCTACACTGACTTGGACAACAACTACTGGAACGGCCGCATCGCAGAACTCCGCGTAACGAAAGCGGCCCGCTTTACCGCGAACTTCACGCCGCCGACTGCCGCTCTGCCGACGACGATCTTTCAGGCATCGCCCCAGACCCTCCCCGTCACTATCACCGGCTCGGGCGGCGGCGGCTCTGGCCTCTCATGGTCAAGCGTGCCAGCCTCCGCGACGGCGACGGGGACGGCTGGGCAGATCAGCTACGACTCGTCTGGCTATTTCTACGTTTGCACGGCGGCGAATACGTGGCTGCGGGCGGCGTTGAGTACGTGGGACTCTGACGCCACTGCGTTCCTGACAGCGGCGGGCATCACGGACGCAACACAGTCATCGGCTATAGGGACGCTCGTCGGATCGCTGAAGAGCGCGGGCGTCTGGTCAAAAATGCGCGCGATTTACCCGTTCATCGGCGGCACGGCATCGACTCACAAATGGAACCTCAAAGACCCGCGAGACTTGGACGCCGCCTATCGGCTGGCGTTTTCAGGCAACTGGACGCACTCCGCAACGGGGGTCACTCCAGATGGCAGCACAGCGTACGCCAATACGTTCGCCGTGCCATCCACGTTTTTTAGCGACTACACAGGCGCATACGGCCTGTATCTGCGCACCAACCCAGCATCTTCGACTGGGTATCGAGTGGACATGGGCGCACAGTTTTTCTCGGACCCAACAAGCAACCGATTTCTCCAGCATATCGGATCAACCGACGGCAATTCGTACTACGACTGGCGGAATCGCGTAACAGTTGCCACGTCGACCGTCGGTAGTGTCATTGGGTTCCATGTCGTCTCGCGGACAAGCACTTCGCTGATGACGGTCTACCGGAACGGCAATTCGGTTGCGTCCGGGACATCGTCGGACATCACCACCGACCTGCCAAATCGCGCGCTCTACATCGGCGCACAGAACCACTCCGACGGACCGAGCTTGCACTCAAACCGCGAGCAGTCATTTGTGTTTCTGTCGGAATCTCTGTCTGGCTCGGAAGTGACTGCCGTCAATGCCGCCGTGCAGGCGTTCCAGACGGCACTTGGCAGGAACGTCTGATGCGTGACGCCATCTACCTCGCCGCTCTCGTCACCGCCGCGCTCGCCGCTGGCGTGATCGCGGCACGGGCTGGGCAGGCCGCGATTCGGTGGGCGATTGGTCGGGCGATTGTCAACGCTTTTGGGTGATACATGAGCAGCACACTTCGAGCACTCGCCGACAGCCTCGCCACTGGCTTGCAGTCCGTGACGTGGGGCATCACGTCCACGGTCGTGGAGCGTAAGAACTGGGCGAACGTGGACGTCGATGCAATGGCATCGCCTCGCGTGTTCGTCGTTCCCGGCAATGCTGACGTCACTCGCATCAGCCGGCAGGTGATGCAGGTGGACTACACGGTGTCTGTGTTCGTCGGGCGGCATGTGAGCACTGATGCAGAGGTTGATGGCATGCTCGACCTAGCAGACAGCGTCATGCTCCAGGTGCGTGCTCATTCGTTTGGCGCTGGCGTCACGTGGCCGGCTGGCGTCACGAGCCCGCAGACGGTCAGCATTGACCTGAATCCCGACGACGCACTGACTGAGCGGAACGTCTGGCGGGCTGTGATCACGGCGACGTACCGGGTGTTTGAAAGCAACACGCTGCCGACGCCTGCACCGTAGGAGGTGGCTATGCCGTCAATGCTTTCTGGCATGAGCCGTGCATTTATCCGTCCCGGCATGGTCGGCGGCAATCGCCGTGAGATGTCAGGCGATACGCTCGGGCGGCTGAGGCTGCGGGCGAGCATTCGCGGGAGCTTCTTCGACAAGCCGAAAGTCAGCCGGATGATCGGCAAAATGAACGCTCGCGTTCTGTCGATGCTCGGCAAGGACATCAAGCAGGAAGCCAAGGCTGGCATCGGGCGTGGCAAGGGCAAGGTCAGCGCAGCCTCACGCAAGAGGCTCGGGCGTGGCAAACCGACTGAGTTCGTGGGCGGGCTGTACCTAGACATCACCGGCTACTCTGCCGGCGAGCCTCGGCCGGCGGGCCAACCGATTAAGTCGTGGGCGCCAAGGAAGTTTATCTACAACGACATTGTAAACTTCTTTGATCCTGCCCGAATGACAGCCGTGATCGGAACGTACAAGACGCGACCCTGGCTGGCGCAGCTGCACCAGTTCGGCGGCACGGTCAAGCAAACCGCTTGGAGGATCGGCGTCGGGGCTGCGCGCAATGCGTACCTGCGCCAGCGTGGAAACGGCAGGCAGGGTCGAGACGAGCGGGGGAGATTCACAAGTGCGTTGCCGCAACGCAACCAGCACGAGTACGGCGCACTCATCTGGCAGATCGACAAGGCCGGGCGATTTAAGCACAGCCGCAACTGGGAACGCACCACAATCACTCGGATGGCACGCTATCCGGCTCGCCCGTACATGGCAGGGTCTAGGCGTGTGGATCTCGCCATCCAAAAAGCCAACAAGAAGTGGAAAGACCAGCTGGCGAAGAACTAGCCACGGCATACCCGGTCTAGATTCCGCCCTGCTGCCCATACCGTGAGCGAACCAGCCGCACCGCTGGCACTCGCACACGAGGACACCACATGGCCGTAGGCACAGTTGAAGTCACGCTCGGTAAAGACGTGGCTATTTCGGGCGTTGCCAATGCCCGTTCTTGCACAGTCACAAACTCAGCCAGCGACGTGGACGTCACGAAGTTCGGCGACACGTCCCGCAAGTTCCGCAAGGCTCTTATCGAGCAGACGATTGAGCTTGAGTGCGTTGACGAACCGAGCGTCACCATCGGCGGCACGTTCACCATCAGCGGAACGAAGACCGGCGACGCCACCTACATCTGCACAAACATTGCCAAGTCTCAGCCACTCGACGGAATCATCACCTTCACCGTCAGCGGCTCACGCACGGCATAGGACTAATTCACCACACACGCACAGGAACAATCACGCATGGCTATCACGCTTGGCAAGGACGGTACTGGCATTCCGACACCCACAGGGGGGAATGCGATTGAAGGCGTTATCTCGGCGACGTACACCGAGGAGTGCGAGACGATTGACATCAGCAATCGCAGCAACGTCGGCGGCACTAGCGGCACTCCTGGCCGCAAGGCTTCCAAGGCTGGCTTCACCACGAAGACGTGGGAAATCGAGTGCCACGATCCTGACGGGCTGCTCGCGTCTCTCAACGCTGCCGGCACTTCCGGCTCGTATTCGGTGATGAGCGTGTCGGAGGCGGTGTCAATTGATGGGGCCGTGGTCTATTCCGTGACGCTAAAGGAATTCTAATGGCGATCACGCTGGGGAAGGACTGCACCATCACGCTGGATGGAGGCCGCATCTTCAGCGCTCGCAACGTGACGCTGACAGAGTCTGCTCGCACCATTGACGTCAACCCGTACGGCAGCAGGTACGCAGCGACCTACAGCACGGGGTACGAATGCACCGTGAGCGTTGAACTGAACGACGACGCCGACCTCGGCACGGCGTTTCAGAAGATGCACACGGGCGGGACGTTTCAAGTAGCTGGCGGTGCCGCTGGGTTTGGGTTTCTCGCCGTAATGACAGGCATAAGTGAGACAGACCCGATTGATGGCGTGGCGACGTTTCAGCTAGAGGGGCGTATGACCGATCCGAGACTTGTGCGATAGCAGGGGGTGCAGCGTGCGTGAGTTCAAAGACGACGAGGGCAGGCCGTGGCGTCTGGCGTTGACCGTAGGGTCAGCGCTTCGCGTACGGGACAACGTCACCATTGACGTCGTTGACGAGGCGACCGGCGAGCGTAGGCCGCAGCCTTTCGACATGGTCGATGCTGCTGGCGTCACGCAGACGTTTCAGGTGCTGCGGAGCCAGTACGCAAAGATCGGCGAAGTGCTTTACGCCATGCTGACCAAGCAGATTGAAGCCAAGGGGCTGAGTCGTGAGGACTTCTTTGAGGGTCTTCGCGGCGACGCTCTTGATGCGGCGACGAAAGCGTTGGAGGCCGAGCTTGTCGATTTTTTCCCGCCGCGCCTCCGGTCGATGATCGGGCTTCTCGCAACAAAGATGGACGAAGTGCAAAGCGAGATGCTCGACAGAGCGGAGGCGGGGCTGAAGGCGGCGACGGTGGAGAAGCTCGCAGGTCAATCTGGGACGCCATCTGGGAAGCCGCTGGAATCCTCGGAATCCATCCCGGCAAGTGGACCGTCAGGCAACTCTTCGCCGCTCGTGACAGCCGCCTAGAGCATCAATGGTGGCACACCGCCAACCTGTTGGCGCAAAACGCGAATATAAACCGAGACAAGCACAGCCCGAGAGTAGACCCGCGAAAACTCAACCCATACGCCAAGCAGCCCAAGCCACGGCAGGCCACGCCGGAAGACCTGGCTAGGCTGTTCGGCAAGGACTGGCAGAAACACGTATGAGCGCTGGAGCAGTTAGAGCGGGCGGCGTGTTTGTTGAGATCGGCGCCGATCCTCGCAAATTCTTCTCGGCGCTGAACAAGGTCAACAAGTCGCTCGCCAGCATGGGCGGGTCACTTGTCTCTGGTGGCGGCAAGCTTGCTGCTGCTGGCATCGGCATGGCGGCACCGATTGCCGCTGCCGTGCGTCAGGGTGCAGCGTTTGAGTCCACGCTGCTCAACATTCGGGCGAGCACGGGTGCGACGTCGGCGCAGA